TGAAAAGGTTATTACTTTTAATGGTTGTAAAGGAAATTTTAGGAAAAGATTATCAAAGAATTATAAAGCCAATCGAAAAAAACAAATCTTGCCTCCTCTTTTACACCCTATGCACGATTATGTAAAAAAAACATACGAAAGCAAATATGCATTTGGAATAGAAACAGATGATATGGTAGCAAGATATTGGTTTGAATTATCAAATCAATTTGGCAGAGATAATGTAATGATCGTTTCCATTGATAAGGATTATAAACAATTTCCTTGTTTAATTTATAATTATCATTATAAACATAAAACTATAATAGACATCAATCAATCTGAGGCTTTATATAATTTTTATGAGCAAATGGTAGTTGGAGATTCTGCCGACAATGTTAATTTCTTTAAAGGCAAAGGCAAAAAATTTGCTGAGAAATACTTTAAAGATTGCAAAACTAAATATCAATATACTAAAACTCTTTATGCTTTATTTAAAAAAGAATATAAAAGCAAAGCAAAATTAAAGTATATTGAATGCTATAATCTTTTAAAACTTTTAACAGAATGAAAAGAAAATTTAAAGAACCAAAAAACAAAAAAATAAAATTTATTAAATGCGATGAGTTTATTCAAACTTACCAATGGCATAAAACCAATAAAGGAGACAAAATAAATAAACTAAAATAATTCGTTATATAAATGAAACCTATTAAAATAAAAGTATCTAAAATAAAATCAAATACAAACAATCCAAGATTAATAAAAGATCAAAAGTTTAAAAAATTAGTTGAAAGCATTAAGGAATTTCCTGAGATGTTAAAATTAAGGCCAATTGTAGTTGATGAGAATAATATAATTTTAGGCGGTAATATGAGATACAAGGCTTGTATTGAGGCAGGTTTAAAAGAATTATATGTAATACAAGCAGATGATTTGACAGAGAAACAAAAAAAGGAATTTATTATAAAAGATAATGTAGGCTTTGGAGAATGGGATTGGGATATTTTAGCAAACGAATTTGATAATTCTCAATTGAATGAATGGGGCTTAGATGTATGGGAGACAAAAGACATTAATTTGGATGAGTTTTTTATTGATGATACAACAGATAAAGAAGAAACAAATAAAATAATATTAGAATATAATAATGAGGATTATGATATTGTAATTGCAGCATTTGATAGACACAAATTTGAAGATAAAAAGTTAAAAACAAAATTAGAAATAGGACAAAATATGGAAAGAGAGGAGTTAATAAAAACTCTTTTGCTTCATAATATAAAATTTTAATGCAAATTTATATATGTATTAGAGGACCTTTGTCGCCTCTTTGGAAAACATTAATGAAATTATATTTATCAGGAGCAACGACTGCAGGGAATATTAAAAACTATTGGAAAGAATCTATGAACGTATATTTAGCAGGAGGCAATTCAGGTTATAAATGGGCAGGCGATTACAACGAATTAATACAAACTCATAAACCTTTAATTCTTGAGAGTTATTTTTATTTAAAAGGACAAGATGAATGGATCCTAAATTTAAGACCTTTTTTTAAAGATTTTTTACTTGACTCAGGAGCGTTTACTTATTTAAATGGATTAAAAGAATCTCCTAATTGGGATCGTTATATCGATAATTATGCAGCTTTTATTAATAAACATAAAATTAATTTATTTATTGAATTAGATATTGACAGCGTTGTAGGATTAAAAGAGGTTGAGAGATTAAGAACAAAATTAGAAAAATTAACTAACAAAAAAAGTATTCCTGTTTGGCATAAAAGTAGAGGATTAGATTATTGGAAAAAAATGGTTAAAGAATATGATTATGTATCAATAGGCGGAATAGTAACTAAAGAAATAAAACAAAGCGAATACGATATATTTACAATCTTATTAAGAATAGCGAGAGAGAATAATTGCAAAGTTCACGGATTAGGATTTACAAACTTTAAAGGATTAAAAAAATATAAATTTTATTCTGTTGACTCTACTGCTTGGGTTTATGGCAATCGAGGAGGTTTTTTATATTTGTTTAAAAATAATACCTTAGCAAAGATTGAGCCTAAAGGTAAAAGATTATTAGGCAGAAAAGCTGCATTACATAATTTTACGGAATGGTTAAAGTTTAGCAAATACGCAGAAAATAATTTATAAATATGAGCAAAGCAATTATATTATTATCAGGAGGACAAGATTCAACAACCTGTTTATACTGGGCCAAAGATCATTTTGAATATATTGAGGCAATCGGTTTTGATTATGGGCAAAGCCATAAACAAGAATTAAAACAAGCTCAAAAGATTTCAGATAATTTAAATATTAAATATAAAATATTTGACATAAAAGGTTTATTAGCATCCTCATCTTTGACCGAGCATACAGATCATACAAAAGAATCTTATATAAACAGCAGTTTGCCGGCATCTTTTACATCAGGACGTAACATATTGTTTTTAACTATTGCTGCAAGTTATGGGGCGAGTAAGGGCATTAACGATTTAATTACTGGCGTTTGTCAAACTGATTATAGCGGTTATCCTGATTGCAGAAAAACTACAATTGATTCTTTACAAACTACTTTATCCTTAGGTTTAGGGGCAGGAGATTATAGAATACATACACCTCTAATGTATTTAGATAAAGCAGAAACATTTAGATTAGCAAAGGATTTAAATTGTTTAGATGTTATAATTAACGATACTCTTACGGATTATAATGGCGATATGAAAAAAAATGAATGGGGATATGGAAATAAAGATAACCCTGCAACTGAATTAAGAGTTAAAGGATATTATAAAGCAAAAGAAAAAGGTTGGATATGAAAATAGAAAAGAAATATTATTTTTATGCCGGTCACAGAAACAAAACAGCAGGAGAAAAATGCTCAAGATTACACGGACATACTTATGATGTTAAATGTATGTTTAATTTTGAGATTATGAAAGATGGAATTACGATGCTGTTTAGCGATATAGACAAAAAGGTTGAGCCAATAATTAAATACTATGATCATTATTTAATTTTATGGGAAAAAGATACGTTATGCGAGCTTCTTAAGTATGGCAATGAGCCTTACAGAGAAGTTCCTTTTGAGACATCAGCAGAAAATATGGCAATCTGGATCTTTAACAGAATTAAAAATGAAGCAAAAATGCCAATTACAAGAATCGAATTAGCAGAAACAAAAACAAGCAAAATTATATATGAGCCAAAAATTAGCAATTAGCGAGGTATTTTATTCTATACAAGGAGAGGGAAAGACTGTAGGGATCCCAAGCGTTTTTGTTAGACTCGGAGGCTGCAACTTAATGTGTGGGGGTATGGGAACTCAATTTGATGGCGAATTACACAATGGTGCCGAGTTTAGATGTGATACAGTAGAGGTATGGATGAAAGCAGATTTAAAAAACATAAATGAAATATTAGATGATAAATGTATAAAAGCAATAAAGCAAGGAGCTCACATTATTTTAACAGGTGGGGAGCCAACAATGCAGCCAAAAGGTTTAGAAGAGTTTATGAAATATGTATACAAAGAAATTAATCCCTTTGCATATTTTGAGGTTGAGACAAACGGAACAATAATGCCAAATGAGTATTTATTACTTAATATTGATTTATGGAATTGTAGCCCTAAATTATTAAACTCAGGAAATGACAGAGCAATGACTTTTAAACCCGAAGTTATAAAAGAGATTAATAAACACAACTCTATATTTAAATTTGTAATAAATGATATTAAAGAATGGAAAGAAGTTAAAGAACTTTATTACGATATAGTAGATCAAAACAAAATATACTTAATGCCGGCAGGAGAGAATCAAAATTTGTTAAACGATAATAAATTAAACGTTGTAGAGTTAGCAATTAATAACTATGTAAATTTCACAACAAGATTACATATTGACATTTGGAATAAAAAAACTGGAGTATAATGATTAAAAGTTACGTTACTTGGGAGGTTGTTTATGATCGTTTAAAAACAATATTAGACAATACCCCAAAGGATAAAAAATTTTATGGAGTTCCAAGAGGGGGACAAATAGTATCAGGAATGACAGGTCGAGCAGTAGATAAAATAGAAGATGCTGATATTATAATTGATGATCTAATTGATAGTGGAGCAACTGAACAGAGATATAAAAAATACAATAAACCTTTTCTTTCTTTAATAGATAAAAGAATTGAGCTACAAAATCAATGGTTAGTATTTCCTTGGGAGATGAGAGACAACGATAAAGAAGAAAGCGTTGAAGAAACTGTGGAAGATAATGTAACAAGATTATTACAATTCTTTGGCGAGGATGTAGAGAGAGAGGGATTAAAAGATACTCCGAAAAGATATGTTAAATTCTTTCAAGAGTTTTTAAATCCCCCAAAATGGAATTGCACATCATTTGAGGGAGAGGGTTACGATGAAATGATTATTCAAAAGAATATTCCTTTTCATTCTTTATGCGAACATCATATTGCTCCGTTCTTTGGCGAGGGCCATATTGCTTATATACCTAATAAAAAAATAGTAGGCCTATCTAAACTTGCAAGAACATTAGAAACATATTCAAGAAGATTACAAAACCAAGAAAGAATTACAACTCAAGTTGCTGATTTTCTCTATAATGAATTAGATCCAATAGGCGTTGCTGTCTCATTAACTGCCAAACATATGTGTATGGAGATGAGAGGAGTCAAAAAACATAATACATTAACTACTACAACTAAATTATTAGGCAAATTTAAGGAGGATCCAGTAGTTAGAAACGAATTTTTAAACTCAATTAGATGAACAAAACCGAACACCATAAAAAGGTTTTATTAAAAGCTCTTGAAAAAGGCTTAGGAATAGTTACGGGAGCTTGTCAAAAGGCAGGAGTTGGTAGAACAACTTACTATGATTGGTATAACAATGATGAGGATTTTAAAAATAAAGTTGATGACTTACAAAACGTTGCTTTAGATTTTGCTGAAAGCCAATTACATAAACAGATTGCAAAACAATCAACTGCAGCTACTATTTTTTATTTAAAAACAAAAGGAAAAAAAAGAGGTTATATTGAAAGACAAGAGATTACAGGCGCAGATGGAATGCCGACTAACTTTCAAATCGAAATAATTGATAAAACCGAAGATACAGACTAATATTGTTTATAAGCATTTAGTTAATAGTAATAAAAAAATTATTGTTGAGCAGGGCGGAACTCGATCAGGCAAGACATACAATATTCTTCTCTTTATAATATTCCATTATTGTACTAATAATACCAACAAGATTATTACTATATGCCGTAAAACATTTCCAAGTTTAAGAGCAACTGTATTAAGAGATTTTTTACAAATATTAAATCAACATCAATTATACAATGAGGAGTTTCATAATAAATCAAACAGCGAATACAATCTGTTTGGTAATTTAATTGAGTTTACTTCTTTAGATCAATCTCAAAAGATTAGAGGGCGTAAAAGAGATCTGCTTTTTATTAATGAGGGGAATGAATTGTATATTGACGACTGGAGACAGCTAATTTTTAGAACACAAGAAAGAGTTATATTAGATTTTAACCCCTCAGATGAATACCACTGGATATACGATCAAGTTTTAACAAGAGAGGATTGTGATTTTTATAAAACAACTTACTTAGATAATCCTTTTTTAGAGGATGTTATTAAAAAAGAAATAGAAAGATTAAAAGAAACAGATGATCAGTATTGGCAAATCTATGGATTGGGAGAAAGAGCAACAAGCATCAATACTATATTTAAATATGTTGAGGTTAATAAAATCCCTGAGGATGCTAAATTTATTAGTTATGGCGCAGACGCAGGCTTTACAAATGATCCCTCAACGTTAGTAAGCGTTTATATAAAAGATTATAATCTATACATTAAAGAACATTTATATAGAACGATGATGACTACACTTGATATTCATAATAGGTTTAAAGAAGTTGGGATCGATAGGCAGCAAATTTATTTTGACTCGGCAGAACCACGCTTAATAGCAGAATTAAGAAGAATGGGTTGGAACATCTTTCCAAGTTTAAAAGGTAAAGATTCTGTTAATGCCGGCATTGATCTACTTAAGCGATACAAGATTCACATAACCTCAGATTCAACAAATGCAATTCAAGAGTTTAGGAATTATAAATGGAAGCAAGATCGAACTGGCCGATTAACTAATATGCCGGAGGATAAGCATAACCACATTACTGATGCGGTTCGTTATGCTACTTACTCTATATTATCAAGACCTAACTTTGGAAGATATGCAATACAATAAAGATTGTAAAAAGTGTAAACAGGCCTGTGTTTATATTGGTTCAGCTCAAAATGGTTTTATTTGGTTATGTCGTAAATGCAATTACATAGACTGGGCTCCTGATTTTAATAATCTCAAGTAGTTTGTATATTTAATATATTTTATATATCTTTGTTATATATTAATAATTAAACTATTAAAAATGAAAAACAAAATAATATTTCAATTTAACCAAAACGATTTAACAATAATGAACGATGAGCAATTAAGTAATTGTATTAAAGATTTAAATTCAGGACTTAAATTAGCAAAAAAAGAATATCAAATTAGAAACTATTAATACAAAAACAAAACAATATGAAACTAACTTTTACAGATAACTCAGCATTAATTGACGTTGAAACAACTTTAAAAATGTTATTACAACACGCAGAATTAAAGCCTCATCATAAAGGGTGGGTAATTGAATCTTATAAAAACATAGTTAACTTTAGGTATCAAAATAATTAATATGGGAACATCAAAAGATAAATTAATAGAAAGAATTAACGATTTAGAAATTCAATTAAAAGAAGCTAAAGAATATAAATTTGGCAAAACTACTTATATACACGAGACTCATCATTTATATTGTAGCGATGGCGAAATGCATTTTGGTTATGGGGATCCAGATGATGAGAAAATACTTATATATAATACAGATCAATTATTTAAAGATTTACCTTTTATAATAAATCAAGTTGTAAAAGAAAATAAAAAGATGCAAGATTATTATTTAGAAGAAATTAAAAAAGAATTAAAAGAAATATAATGGAATTAGTATCAAATTGTTGCGGAGCAAATCCATACATAAATATAGAAACAGGAATGTGCTCAGATTGTAAAGAGCATTGCGAATTTATAAATATAGATTATGACAGTTAATAAAAATATGAGACCCTTAAAAAAATTTGGTAATTTATTAAAAGATATATTTAACCCAACTAATTCAATATATTTTTGGGTTAGGGTAAAAGAGCAATCTATTTCTCAAGAAGAAAAAGAAAGCATTATATTTAGCGTTATAGAACTTTTAAATAATAGAATCAAAATAAATGGACAAGATACAAAACACTAAAGATTTAACTTTTTATAATAACGCTATTTTATTTACTGAATTATTAAATAAGAAAATTAATAATGATGTTGATGATGAAGATCTAAAATTAATGCAAACTTTAATTATTGATATATTTTTTTATGTTAATAATCTACAAACTCATTTAGCGAATATTAAATTAGCAAACTCTAAATACAGAGAACAAAGAAATGAGGCCTATTTAATAGCGGATGAATTAAAAGATGAAATCGAATGGAACGAAAATAATGTTATTTAATTTGGAAGTTATATATATTTTATATATCTTTGATGTATATTAATAATTAAGTTAATATTAAAAACAAACAAAATGATAAATTTAAAATTAAAAAACAAAGAAGAAGCAGAAGCATTATATTTTGCTTTAGACAATGAAACAAGATTTTTTAATGACCCTCAAGTTTGCCCAGATCATAAAAGAATGGTAAAAAAACTTATTAAAAAAGTTTGCGAATTAAAATAATAACAATGGGGGTCTTATAACCCCCTTTTTAAAACAATACAAAATGAAAAACTACTCAATCGATTGTAACTATTATAATAAATCATTTAATAATATTGATGATTTAATTAATGATGTTTCTATTTGCGGAATGGATCCTAATTATAATATTTTATTAAACGGAAAAAAAACAGGAGAACAAGTAATTAATTTAATAACATTTTAAACCCCTAACAAGATGAAAGAAATAGATTATATTAAAAGAGATATTAACGCTCTTAAAAGGCATATAAAGGATTGTAAAACTCATAATACTTTACACTTAGTTCCAGTATTAAAAAATCAATTAGAAAGATTAGAGATTGCAAGATTTGGTTTAGAGGTTGAACAATTTAAAGATTTTTTCTAATGATTGAAACATATAAAAAATTTCTCAAGCAGGATCCTAATAACTGGAAGTGGTTAATTGTTTTTTATTCTTTAGCTTTATTAATCACAATAGTATTAACTTTAAAAATATGAATCATATATCAAATACCATTGAGGTTGAATACGCTTATTATCGTTTAGAAGTAGATTATAACTGGAGAAAAGGAAATGCAGGAGATTATTTTAATCCTCCAGATCCTAATGAAACAGATATTAAAAAAGTAATTTTGACAGGTTTTATAAATGATGATGGCAGTATTGAGGATTTAAATATTGATTTAACGGAAAGAATAAATTATAATTGTCCTTATTTACCAAAAAATCTTGAATTAAATATTTTTGAAGAAATCGAGTCTGATGTAGAAAGTTTAATGTAATTATAATAAATCCTTTTGTTTGTTTAAATTAGTGCTTAGTAATAGGCACTTTTTTTTTATAATAAATTTTACAAATTAATACGTTATATAAGTATGGAATTAAAACTAAATGTCCCAACTCATTTAAATGAGATAACCTTAAGACAATATAAAAAATTTATTGAGATAGGACAAAACAATAATGATCCTAATTTTATTCAGGGCAAAATGATTGAAATCTTTTGTGGTGTAAGCCATAAATTTGCAACCTTAATGAAATATAAAGATGTGGAAGAAATAACTGGAGACATAAATAAATTATTATTAGCTCAACCAAAATTAGTAACTACGTTTAAATTAAATGGTATTCAATATGGGTTTATTCCAAATCTTGATGATATGACTTTGGGAGAATATGTAGATATTGATTCTTTCACTGGAGATTATGGAAACATCGAAGTAGCAATGAATGTTTTATATAGGCCAATAATTAAAAAGTTAAAAAATAAATATATAATTGAGGATTATAATCCAAAGAATAAAGATATTCTTCTTGATATGCCAATGGATGCTGTTGTAAGTTCTTTGTTTTTTTTTCTGAATTTAGGAATAGAGTTATCTCAAATTACCCTGAACTCTTTGAGCAATCCGAAGTCAACTCTCTTGGAGGAGCACAAAATTTTGCAAAAAAATATGGATGGTATCAGTCATTTTTTGCCTTATCTCAAGGAGACGTTACAAGAATTGAAAATATCACTCAATTAGAATTTCACAAATGTTTTTTAATGCTATCATTTATGAAAGATAAAAACGAATTAGAGCATCAACAATTAAAAAAGAATTTTAAATGAGTCAACAAGGATCAAGAGCATTTTATCAAGTAACTGAAACTTTAAAAGGCCAATTATTAAGCGACATTAACGTTCATACTGTTACTACTGGAGATATAACACAGGTTGATTTACAAAAGCAAACTATATTTCCCTTATCTCATATAATAATTAATAACGTTAGCCAAGAGGATGGTGTTTTAAGATTTAACGTAAGTGTAATTGCAATGGATATTGTAAGCCAAAGCAAAGAAATTACTGTTGATTTATTTGAGGGCAATAATAACTTACAAGATATTTTAAATACTCAATTATCAGTTGTAAATAAACTAATACAAGTATTAAGAGGAGGAACATTACATCAAGATGCTTATCAATTAGATGGTAATCCTAATATTGAGCCCTTTTACGATCGATTTGAAAACGAATTAGGAGGTTGGACGGCCTCAATGGATGTTTTAATTTATAACGATATTACAATTTGCTAATGGAGTTTAAAGAAATCAATAAAATATTTAACGAATTTGGAAAATATATGGTATCTGAAAGTCAAAAGAACTTAAAATCTTTTGGCAAGGGATCAGGACCTTTATATAATTCATTAAGCTATAAAGTAACTGATGAACCTAATAAAGTAACATTTGATTTTTTTATGGAGGATTACGGTTTATTCCAAGATCAAGGAGTTAAAGGAGCAAATCCTAAAAAATTAAGTTCTAACGCAAAGATCACCGGCCAACAAGCTCCTAACTCTCCTTATAAATTTGGTAGCGGAAGTGCAAGGGGCAAATGGGGAGATTTTGTTAGGAGCGTTTCTTCTTGGGCACAAATAAAAAACATTAGATTGAGACAATATACATATAAAGATGGTAAAAAGAAATCAACTGGAAAATTCGCAAAAGGAAATTACGATACTATTGGACAAATAATAGCAAGCAATATTTTTAACAGAGGTTTAAAACCTTCTTTTTTTTATACTAAACCTTTTAATTATGCATTTGAAAATTTGCCTGAGGATCTATTCGATAGTTTCGCAGTTGATTTTATTGATGCTATAGAAACAGAAAAAAAATAACTATGCCGGATTTATTATTACGATCGCCACAATACTCAACATACATACAGGGAACCTTAGGAGGAACAACTATTAAATCCTCTAAACTTAATATTACAATTCAGGGTGTTTTAAGATACACTTTAATAAAAGATGCTGCTGATGGCGTTTCATCAACCTATGAATGGGCCGAATTAGCAAGGGATTATCTAAACATAACTTATAATGGAACCCCAACTACTTTACCTGCCTTTCCGATTATTTTAGATTTTACTTTTCATTCTTTGCCTAATGCAGGTGGATCCGTAGTTCACACTTTTCAAGAATCTCATTTTGGATTTGATGGCTACGGAACATTTTTACAATCTACAAACCCTACAATGTATCCTCCTCAATTTCCTTTAATATCTAATTATACTCAAGCAGGTTCAAGCGATTCAGGATTAAAGACTTATACAGTTTATGCTACTAAAAACGTTGAATTTTATATACCAAGTATAGTAAGCGGCGAGGTTATATATACCTCCACAGGATATAATGGAACCAGCGTAAGTATTGGCACATATACAGTTAATATTATAAGAAGAGAATGCACAAAATATACAAGCAATGATGGTTACACAGAATTAAACGGAATAAAAAGGGGCTTTCAAGTTAATTTTATAAATAAATACGGAGCTATACAAACAGAGTTTTTTACATTAAAAGCTGTTAGAAGTTTAAAAGTTAAAAGAGAAACATACAATCGTAATATTTTGCAATCAAATGGAGCCTTACAAACATTTTTACATACTAAACAAAATTATAATATTACCGCAACTCAATCAATAACTTTAAATTCTTTTTATGTTCCTGAATATTATTCTATGGTTTATTCTGAGATGTTATTATCTGAAAGTGTATGGGTAAGATATAGAGATAAAACTACGGGAAATTTTCAGACTATACCAATTAACATTAAAGACAATAGTATGAGCTATAAAAATAGTTTAAACGATCGATTAATTCAATTTACATTTAATTTTGAAACATCTTTTGACTATATAAATAACGTTAGATAACATAGAAATAACATAAATGCAAAAACTACAGTTATATATTAGCAACGTAAATACTAATACAACTTTGATTAATTATCAAAGAGTAGATTTATTTAAGGATGAGAATGTATCAATTAGTTTATCAATACAAAACATTAGAAGACCTGATAAAATATTTACAGAGTTTACCAAAACATTTACAATACCTGCCAGTAAAACAAATAATCTTTTATTTGAGCATTATTATAATTTTAACATTACAGATGGTTTTGATGCAAGAGATAAAAGAGAGGCCAAAATAGAATTAAATAATATTCCTTATAAAGACGGATTTATTGCTTTAAATGGTGTTGAGTTAAAAAATAATAAACCTTATTCTTATAAGATTACCTTTTATGGCAAAACAATAAACTTAAATAAACAATTTAGAGATGCTTCTTTAAACTCTTTACAATCTACTTTAACATCTTATAATCTTGATTATATTAATGCAAACATAATTAGCAAAATGGCTGCAAATATTGGCGATGTTATTATTGCTCCATTAATAACACATACTACTGAGGCTTATTACGATTCAACTCAATCTGCTAATAATGGTAATTTATATCCTGCCGGCACAAATGGTTTGCTTTGGTCTGAATTAAAATATGCTATAAAAGTAAGCGAAATTGTAAATGCTATACAAACTGCGTATGGATTAGATTTTTCAGCAGATTTTTTTAATATGTCAGATTCAGACAATCCAACATTTAATAATTTGTATTTATGGTTAAATGCTAAAAAAGGCAATGTTCAACCAACTACTCAAATAAATACTTTTGTAAATCAAGTAAGCGGGTTTGTTGATGCAGCAGGTTATACAAATGTTGAAACAGAAATGAGCGGAACAAGCGGTTTGCTTATAAGCCCTTTTAATATTCCAAATAGATTTACTTTATCAATTATTACAACTGCAGCTACTGTTGCTGAATATACTGTTAGAATATTAGATACTTCATTTAATACTGTAATCTTTACATCTCAAAACTTAACAGCATCTGCAACTTTTACTCAAGCTAATTTTACTTTATCCTCAGGAACTTTTGTAATTGAAATCATTGGAGAATCGCCTATAAGTTTTTCATCGTTTATATGGAATGTAAAAGACTTATCGAGTACGGTTGGAGGCGGATGGGAGAACGAATATTTAGTTCCAAACCCTCCCGGATTTAATTTTGCAACTGAGTTTGAATTTATAATTGGTGCTCAAATGCCCGATATAAAACTAATTGATTTTATGAATGGTTTGTTTAAATTATTTAATTTAACAGCTTATTACGATAATCAACCATTAACAAATACAGGATCAACGAATCCAAATTATGATAAAATTAGAATCCAAACATTAGATTCTTATTACGCTGAGGGCAGAGGAGCAGCATCAAATACAGTGCCTTGGGATATATCAAAATATGTAGATACAAATAAAAGCACCGTTAACGTAGGGCTACCATATAATTCAATTACGTTTAGTTATGAAGGTTTAGAAACTTTTTATGCGCAACAATTTTTACAAACAACTGGTGGCAAATGGGGAGGAATAAGATATGAGGGAATTGGAACTACTGATCAAGGCAGCAGTTTTACAGCTCCTAATATTCCCTATAATATTACAACACCTTTTGAGCATTTACAATTAGTTAGATTATATAATAAAGGGGCATCCTCTCCCTTAAATTTAATGACTGGTTTTTTCGCAAATGATAACAAAGAAAGTCTTGTTGGTAAACCTTTATTATTTTATGCTATTAAATTATCGCCCTCAGATAGCGCAACACAAATAAGAATTAAAAGAGTTGAAAACGCATCAACTTTTGATGATTTAACTACTTATATAATTCCATCAAATAGTTTAATGCTAAATCCTGATGTTACATCAGGGGGTAGTACTGTTAACATTAACTTTCAACAAGAAAATAATGAATGGACAGATACCTCAGAGTTTAGCGGAACATTATTTGAAAATTATTATAAAACTTATATACAACAAGCATTTAATTCTAAAAGAAGAATAATAAAATTAAAAGCATTTCTCCCTTTAAATATAATTTATAATATACAAATGAATGATCAATTAAGTATTAATAATGTATTGTATCAAATTAACAATGCTAATATTAATCTAATAACAGGAGAAACCAAATTTGAATTATTAAATATAGTATGATACAAGATATAATAAGTTTATTAAGATACGTTAATAATGAAACCGAAAACATAAGAATTGCAAAAGGCAAAAACAAACTTGCAACTACTTGGAATGAGGCTTATAAACAAATTAAAGAGGATATAAAATGAAAATAAAAGCGATACAAATTACTGCTGAGACTAAAGAAGCTCAAAAGCAATTAGAAAAAATAAATCTTACACTTGAGCAACAAGAAGATTATGTAAAAGATATTCAAAGAGCAATTGAAGATCTTGAGGATAAAAGAGATTCAACAAGCAAAAAAGATCTAAACAGATTAAAACAATATAACGAACAAATTAAAGAAGCAAATAAAAATCTTACAAGACAAAAAAGAAGATTAAAAGATAATCGAGATGAAAAAACTAAACAAAACAAAGTAGTTAAAGATAGTATAAAAGATCAAAGAGATTTTGGAGGAGTATTAGGCATTATCGATAAACAAACTGGGGGATTAATTAGCGGTTTTCAAGGTTTTACAACAAGCATAACTGGAGCAACAAAAGGATTAAAATTAATGCGTATTGCTTTTATTGCAACAGGAGTTGGTGCTTTTGTTATTGCTATTACATCATTAATTGCTGCATTTACGCAAAGCGAAAAGGGTCAAGAAAAATTACAAATCGGTTTAAAAATGATGGGCGCAGTTGTTAAAAACGTAATGGATGCTTTTGCGGATTTAGGCGAGGGTATTATTGAGGCTGTAACTAATCCTAAAAAGGCATTAGAGGATCTTGGAGCAGGTCTTTTAAAGTTTTTAAAGAATCCTGTCGATTCAATTGTTGGAGCCTTTAATGGGGCAAAAGAATCAGCTAAAGAATTTATTGAAGAAACTAAAAAGGAAGTCCTTGTAATTGGCGAGATTACTAAAGCAAGACAAAAGGCACATCATATTGAAAGAGATTTGCAAGTTGAGAGAGCAGAAGCCAATAGAGAAATAAATGATATTAGATTAAAAGCAGAGGATCGAGAAAATCAAACTGCAGCACAAAGAATTGTTTTACTTAGAAAAGCCCAAAAGATAGAAGAAGATATTACAGCAAAAGAAATTCAAGCAAAACAGCTATTAGTAGATGCTCAAATAAAAGAAATGGAGCAGGGCAAAAATACTATTGAGGACAAAGATAAACTTGCAAAATTACAAGCCGAATTAATAAACTTAGATACAAAAAAACTTAGAAGCCAAAGATTATTACAAACACAAATTACAACAGCAGTTAATGAGGAGAAAGCAATAAAAGAAAAAAAAGAAAAAGATGCTCAAAAAGTAATTGATGATAATAAAGCTAAAGCAGATAAAAAAATTGAGGATGATAAAGCGGCAGAATTAAAAAGACTTGAATCCATAAAAGAAATACAAGATAATTTTGAGGCATTAGAAGCAGAGGAGAATGCTATAAAAGAAGAAGAAAAAGCACAACTCGAAGCAGATAAAGCGTTAGCAGATTTAGAAAAACTAAATGCAACGGAAGAACAAAAGGCAAAAATTGTTGCTTATTGGAATGGCAAGATTTTAGAGGGCCGAAAAAAAGATTCAGAAGCAGAACAAAATTTAGCCGAAGACGTAACCTCTGCTAAAATGGATATTGCAAAACGATCAATGGCATTAATTGGAGAGATAGCAGGAAAAGGATCAGCGATTGGTAAAGCAATGGCAATAGGTCAAGCAACAATCTCAGGAATTGAGGGGGTTCAAAATGCTTTTACTACTGCTCAGGGAAGCCCTGTTACAAAAGTTTTTCCTGCTTACCCATTTATACAAGCAGGTTTAGCAGGAGCATTTAGTGCTATCCAAATTAAAAAAATAGCATCAACTAAAGCAGATGGAAAAGGGGCAACACCAAGCCCAACAGTCAGCGGAGGCGGTGGAGGGGCTGCACCCTCTGTTCCACCTGAGTTTAATACAGTAGGTGCAAGCGATACAAATCAATTAGCTGATGCTATTGGATCCCAAACGCAACAACCTGTTCAGGCATTTGTTGTTAGCGGCGATGTAACAACTTCTCAAAGTTTAGAAAGAAACATTATAGATGGTGCAACAATATAAATACAAATAAAAAAAATTACTACGTTATATTATTATGAGAATTATAGAATTAATATTAGATGAAGAACAAGAGGATTCAGGCGTTGATGCAATATCAATAGTGGAATCTCCTGCCATTGAAGAAAATTTTATTGCGCTAAAAAGCGATGAAATAAAATTAGCAGAAATTTCAAAAGATAAAAAGTTATTAATGGGTGCTTTGCTTGTTCCTAATAAACCTATTTACAGAAAATCAGGCAAAGAGGAATATTATATTTATTTCTCAAAAGAAACTATTTCAAAGGCCTCTCAATTATATTTAAAAAATGGCAATCAAAATAATTCAACTTTAGAACATCAACACGAATTAAGTGGATTAACATTAGTTGAGTCTTGGATCGTAGAGAGCGATACAAAAGATAAAAGCAGATTATACAATATGGATGTTCCTGTTGGAACTTGGATGGGAACTGTAAAAGTTAATAACGATAATGTTTGGAACGAATATGTTAGGACAAAAAAAGTAAAAGGATTTTCTATTGAGGGTTATTTTGCTGATCGTATGACTGAAAGACCTAATGAATCTATAAAAGAAGATATGAAAAACAATAAACTAATTGAATCTATAAAACAAATACTTAATGCCAATTAGAAAAAAAAGAAATATTGGACCGGGATCTGCAGGTTATATTCCTGCTCGTAGCTCTCAAAACGGAGGTCAAAGAGCTTGTTTATGTCCTGATGAAAATACTTATTCAAGAGAATGTTGTGACGGATCTATATGGGCACAGGGTATTGGATCAATAACAAGAATAACTTGAAAATACAAAATTAAATTTAAACCACGTTATATATAAACAATTATGAAATCTACAGAAATGTTAAATCAAATCAAGACACTTTTAAATATAGAAGTTAAACTTGAAGAAATGAAATTAGAAAATGGTACAATCGTTGAGTCTGATTCATTTGAAAAAGGAAAAGAAATATTTATTAAAACAGATGATGAGCGTGTTGCTTTACCTGTTGGAGAATATATTTTGGAGGACTCGAGGCTTTTAATAATTTCTGAGGAGGGAATTATTGATGATGTAAGAGATGTTTCAGATGAAGCACCACAAAAAGAAGAAGAAGAAGTCACTGAGGATTTAGAGGACAAAGATGATAATTATGAAGATGATGGTAAAGAAGCAGATGTTGAAGACTGGGCAGGTATGGAAAAAAGAATAAAAAATCTTGAGGATGCTATTTCAGATTTAAAATCTAAAGTAGGTGGAAAAGATATGGAAGAAGAAGAAGTTGAAATGGAAGAAGATGATGTTTCAAGACAACCAAAATCAAGAACAATAAAAGAGGAGTTTAATAAAGAGGTTGAAGAAAAGGTAAAAGAAGAATTATCAAAACCTGCAACAAATCCAATTAAACATAGTCCTGAAAAAAAAGAGAATAAAAACAAAGGTTATTTATATTCACAAAAAAGAGTAGGAACAGCTTTAGACAGAGTATTAGCAAGATTAAACAAATAATAAATAATAAAATAAATTAAAAAATGAGCACTTACAACTATTTATCAAATGATGAAGTTCGCAACCAAGTTGCACAATCTTATTATACAGCCACAGGAGACATTTCAGATTCAGATTTAGGAAATGATCATAACGTAGCCGTAGATGCATTAACAATTGGATTACCTTTAATTAACTCAGGAAATTTAGGTAGCACAGTATTCTTTAGAAACACAGGAGCAGATGCTGCTGTCAAATTAGTAATTTCTCCAAAAAATACAAATAAAATTGTTGGGAGTATGACTCAAGCTGCAGCAGTATTTAGTGCGTCTGGAGTTTTAGATAAAGACTTAGAAAATACTAAAGCAACAGCTTTAAAAGGAGACTGGGTAGCACTTAGAGCGGTATCATTAACTGAATGGTATATTATAGGTGGACAAGGAATTTGGGTTTCAGAATCATAATAATAATTAATAAATAAAATAATAATAAAATGAGTAATTTAAACAAAGTACAACTTGCAACTGCTGTAAACGTTACGACAAGTTACGCCGGTGAGTTTGCAGGGGATTATATCGCTGCGGCGCTTCTTGAGGCGAGTACGATTAGTGATGGTGGTCTAACAGTAAAAGCAAATATCGGTTATAAAGAGGTAATTAAAAAACTTGCAACAAGTTCTTTAGTAAATCCTGCTACTTGTGATTTTGATCCAACATCAACTATTACATTAACTGAAAGAATAATTCAGCCTACTGAGTTGCAGGTAAATTTGCAACTTTGTAAAAAAGATTTTGTAAACGATTGGGAGAGCCAAGCGATGGGATTTGGACTTAATCAAAATCTACCACCAAAGTTTAGTGATTTTTTAATTGCTCACGTTGCTGCTGAGGTTGCTCAATCAACTGAATTAAACATTTGGCAAGGAGATTCTGCCGCTGTATCAAATAATTCTTTTGATGGCTTTGAAAAATTAATTGCTGCTTCTGCTGCTGCTGGAGATATTCCTGCAGGACAACAAATTGCTGCTGTTGGTGGGGGCTTAGCTGCCGGAAATATTATAGCAGAATTACAAAAGGTAGTAAGTGCTATACCAAATACACTATATGGAAAAGATTCGTTAAGAATATATATTCCAAGTTCTGCCGCTAAATTTTATGTACAAGCTCTTGGAGGTTTTTCAGTTCTTGCTACTTCAAATGCAGGGGTTGATAATAAAGGAACTCAATGGTGGAACAATGGTTCACTAACAATAGATGGCGTTCAGATTTTTGTTTGTCCGGGAATGAGTGATAACAAAATGTATGCGGCTGAAATATCAAATTTATATTTTGGAACAGGTCTTTTAAACAATAACCAAGAAATTAGAGTTCTTGATATGGTAGACTTGGACGGATCCAACAACGTAAGAATGGTAATGCGTTTTACTTCAGGCGTGCAATTTGGTATTGCTTCTGATATAGTAGAATACGCTTAAAATTAACTAAAATTTGGGTAAGTTAGATAAAACTTGCTTACCCTTATTTATAAAAAAATAAAATACTTATGGCTTGTACAGTAACTACGGGAAGAAGTTTACCCTGCAAAAGCGCTTTTGGTGGAATAAAAACTATATATTTCGCAGATTTCGGAGGTTTAACAGGAGTAACCTTTACAGACGGAAAAGTTTCCGCATTTACGGGATCGGTAACAGGTTGGACTAAATGGGATGTTAAAGGAAATTCGAATTTAGAAACAACAGTAACCTCCTCTCGAGAGAATGGAACAACTTTTTATACACAAACTCTAAATGCTACTTTTACTTATTTAGATGCTTTAACTCAAAACGAATTACAAATTGTAGCAGTAGGCCGTCCATATGTGGCTGTCGAAGATTACTACGGAAATGTTTTTCTTTGTGGATTTGAAAATGGAATGGAACTTACATCAGGCACTTCTGTGACTGGATCGGCTCCGGGAGACCTTTCAGGATTTACCATTGTGATGGAAGGGATGGAAGAGGCTGCACCTTATTTTTTAAGTGCAAATACTCTACTTACACCTATTGATGGGGATTCAATTAATCCAACTCCATAAATTAATATTATAGATATAAAATTAAGCACTCAATAGGGTGCTTTTTTTTTGGTTTAATGTTAATACAAAATAACTTATTTAATACGTTATATAGGTATGATTGTATTTAAAACTATTACTACAGCTCAAACATTTAAAGTAATTCCTCGAATTTTTGCAGATGAATTTTCAATGTCAATAACTGATGATAGTACAAATATTATTAAAGTTTATGATATTACGACAGGGGTTACTTCTGGAAATTATTTAACTTTTAATCAAGCATTTAATCCTATATTAGTAGAGGGTCATTTTTATGATGTTAGATTTTATTCAGATTTTAACGTATGGAATACAAATTATCAATTATGGGAAAACGATAATTTATTTTGGAATATAGATCGAACAACAGATGCAACTTTATTTAGAGATCAAATATTTTGCACAGATCAGGAGATTGATCAAATGGAGGATGAATATTACGATTTAAATTTAGGAATATATAAAACATTTAATTCCTTTGATAATACATATAAGGTTTTTTAATTATGAGAAAAAATAAAAAAAGAGATAATTTAGGGAGATTTGCAAAAAACACATCTGAATTTAGTTTTGTTAATTTAGCTACTTATACATCTCCTGAGATTGTTGAGGTTAAGAATAGAGATTGGGTACAATATGGTGCAGATAATAATTATTTTCAATTCCTTATTGATCGATATAATGGCTCTCCAACAAATAATGCTTGTATAAATGGTATATCACAACAAATATACGGCAAAGGTTTAAATGCAACAGACTCAAATAGACGACCTGAGCAATACGCTCAAATGATTACTCTTTTAAAGCCTGAGATGATCCAAAAGGTTTGTTATGATTTTTATTTAATGGGTCAAGCTGCAATACAAGTTGTTTATAATAAAGCAAGAACAAAAATTGCAATGTGCGAGCATTTTCCAATTGAAACATTAAGAGCAGAAAAAGCAAATGAAGATGGCGATATTGAGGGATATTATTATTGGAATGACTGGCCCTCAATTAAACCCTCAGACAAACCTTTAAGAATACCGGCATTTGGAACAAGCAAAGAAAATATTGAAATTTATTATATTAAACCTTATAAAGCAGGTTTTTACTATTACTCCCCTGTTGCTTATCAGGGAGGCCTACAATATACCGAGCTTGAAGAAGAAATTAGCAATTACCATTTGAACAATATTTTACAGGGCCTCGCTCCGAGTATGCTCATAAATTTTAATAATGGCACTCCAAATCAAGAACAAAGGGAATTAATCGAACAAAGAATAGCACAAAAATTTTCAGGCAGTTCAAACGCAGGCAAGTTTATTCTTGCTTTTAATGATAATAAAGAAAGTCAAGCGGAAATTACTCCTGTTCAATTAAGCGATGCCTCTGAGCAATATAAATTTTTAAGCTCTGAATCTCAATCCAAAATATTAGTTGCTCATCGAGTTGTTTCTCCTATGTTACTTGGAATTAGAACTGAATCTGGTTTTTCTTCTAATGCTGATGAAATTAAAAACGCATCTATATTAATGGACAATACTGTTATAAGGCCATTTCAGGAACTTTTATTAGGTTGCTTTGATAAACTACTTGCTGTTAATGATATTGCTTTAAACCTATACTTTACAACGTTACAGCCCTTAGAATTTACTGAGGTTGACAAATCAATACAAGACAAAGAGGATATTGAAGAAGAAACAGGTGTTGAGATGCAAAAATTTAATCTAAAAATGATTGATGGCAAACAAGCCTATAAAACAAAAGAAGAAGCTGAGACAAAAGCTAAAGAAATGGGATGTGGTGGATCCCACGAGCACGAAGTTGAGGGCGAAATATGGTTTATGCCTTGTGAAAATCACGAGAGTTTAAAAAAATCTCCTTGTTGGGATGGTTATCGGCAAGATGGTTATAAAATGATAGACGGAAAAAGAAGGCCAAATTGCGTAAAAGCTGAAAAATTATGCTGTAGCTCTAATTCAAAAGATAATGATAATGAAATAGCTTCTGAATTAATTGCTTTAGGCGAAGATATTGATTTAAATAATTGGGATGTTATAGATGAAATCGATGTAGATTACGATAATGAGGATAAATACGATGCTATTGTCGATGTTTTAAACTTAGAGAACGATAAAAAAGCAACTACTTTAAATAAAATATTAAATTTAGTTAGCACAGGTAGAGCATATCCTAATGCAAGAAGCAAACAAGATAAAAAAATAAAAGAAAATTATTTTAAAGTTAGATATTATTATTATCCAAAAAAATATAATGGTGGAGAGAGCAATAGCCCTCGTAAATTTTGTATTGCAATGGTAGATGCTAATAAATTATATCGTAAAGAAGATATTACAAGAATGACAGATAGGCCTGTAAATCCCGGTTGGGGTCCAAAAGGAGATTCTTTGACTTACTCAATTTGGAAATTTAAAGGAGGAGGAAATTGTCATCATTCTTGGAGGAGAGTTACTTTTAAAAGCAAAGATTCAAATATTAACTTAAAGACTTCAAAGGATATAATTGGAACACGATCTGCTGAAATTGATGGCTATATAGTAAGAAATGATTTTGAGGTATCTGTTCAACCTCGTTCAATGGATTATAGAGGTTTTTTGCCTGATAATCCTTTTTATAAAAAAGACGGAAGTTTAAGAAATCCGAAAAAGAAATAATTATGGCAACACCTTTATTTATTAATAGAACAGATCTTGTAAGAAATAGTCTTATAGATGGTAATGTAGATACAAGCAAATTTATATATTTTATAAGAATTTCTCAAACTATTCATATACAAAACTTTTTAGGAACAGAGTTATATCAAAAATTTGAGGCTTTAATTACTGCCGGCACTTTAACTGAGGTTTTAAATCCAAATTATTACAACTTAATGGTATCTCATATTCAGCCTATGTTAATTTGGTATACTCAAGTAGATTATATTCCATTTGCGGCATTTCAAATTAAAAATGGAGGGGTATTTAAGCACACATCTGAAAATAGTGAATCAGCAACAAAAGAGGAATTGGATTATTTAGTTGCTAAAGCAAGAGAATATGCAGAATATTACACGAGAAGATTTATTGATTATATGAATTTTAATCAAAATTTATTTCCTGAGTATTATTCAAATAGCAATGATGACATTGATCCAAGTCAAGATGCAATATTTAATGGATGGGTATTATGAGATATAAACCAAAAGAAAAGAATATACAAAAACTTAAAATGTTTTTAAAGAAACAAAAAAAAAATAAAAATTAATTATGGCAACTTTATTTAATACAAAAATTTCTGCTACATATCCCGGTCTTATTAAAACAACCGACAATGCCGCAATAACAGCAACTTTAAAACAATTAACTGATGGTTCAGGAAATGCTACTGGTTTATATCTAAATAATGCAGGAGACTTTAAAGTAACCTCAATTTTAGAATGGGGCTCTTTAAAAGATACTGGAACAGGTGTTACTATTACTCAATGGGTAACTTCTGCTGATGGTATTGCTAATTTTAATAACAATACCTCAGTTCCAACAAGTGCTGCAGTTAAAACGTATGTAGATGCTGTTGTAACTGCTTCAGATCTTGATTTCTTAGGCGATTCAAATGTTGGAACACCTGCTGTTGATTTAGATTCACAAAACTTTAGTATTTTAGGAACAACAAACGAAATTGAAACAAGCGGAAACGCTCAAACCTTAACAATAGGATTACCAAATAGCGTCACAATTAGCGGAACTTTTACAGGTACAACCTTTGCAGGGGATTTAAACGGAACTATAAATACAGCGACAAGAGCAACAACTCAATCAGCAGGAGACAACTCTACCAAAGTTGCAACAACAGAATACGTTGATTCATTAGACGCAGCATCTGACTTAGATTTTAGCGGAGATTCAGGAACTGGCGATGTAACTTTAAATACACAAGTTTTAGCAATAACAGGAACAACTAATCAAATAGTAACAACTGCTGCAAATCAAGGATTAAGTTTATCTTTGCCTGCAACAGTACATAGAAATTTGCAGGGCAATGTAACTGGAAATGTAGATGGCGATTTAACTGGTAATGTAACTGCAACATCTGTTCTTGCTGATGGGGTTTCAGCTACAACACAGGCATCAAGCGATACCTCAACAAAAGTAGCGACAACAGCATTTGTAAAAGGTTTAAATAATGCAAGCGATTTAGATTTTACAACAGATTCAGGAAGCGGAGCAGTTGTTTTAAACTCTGAAACATTTAGTGTATTAGGAACAACAAATCAAATTGAAAGTTCTGGAAGCGGTCAAGCAATTACATTAAGTTTGCCTGCAACAATTCATAGAAATTTATTAGGAAATGTTACGGGAGATTTAACAGGAAATTCAGATACTGCTACTGCTTGGGCAACGCCAAGGGATCTGTCTTTAACAGGACAAGCCACAGCAACTCTTTCAGGGGTTGATGGAACATTAAATGTTAGTGCCGCAATTACTTTAGATAACAACTCTGTAACAGCAAAAGTATTAACAGGGTTACCTACTCCCTCTGCTGCAAGCGTTTTAGCAACTGATACCATCGTACAAGGTATTGGAAAATTACAATCTCAAATAAATGGCTTAGCAGGAGGTTTGCGATTTATGGGAAGCTGGGATGTGCCGGCAAATG